CGACGGCGCCAGGGACTGTTCGCCAGAGGTCGAGCTCTCGGGCAAAGGGTCGGCGTTGTGGACCCCCGTGAGGGTCTGGATCCACGCGTTGTTCATGGCCACGACCAGGTCGTGGTCCACCGACAGGACGCCCTTCTCGGTGGGCGGGACCGGTTCCCCGGTGTCCTCGTCTTCGAGGTTCCAGCTCACGAGGTGGCTGATGAAGTTCTTCAGGCTTCCGGCGTTGCCGTCGCCGTCGCCGCCGTCGAGCCCGGTCGCCTCCATGTACTCGCCGAGAGACATGCCGCGGACCTTGGCTTCGGCCCCGTGGTGCTCGTGGCCCGGGGCGAAGTTGATCGTGTACGTCTTGACCTTGGTCTTGTAGCCCATGTGCGTGTGCCTCTCATGCCCAGAGGGGGACGGTGCCGTCCGCGAGGACGCCAGGCACCGAAGCGGTGAGCTCGCCGGACGCGGACCGCTGCAACGGGTAGTCCGTGTACAGGACCTCGTTCGCGAGGGTCTTGCCGGCGACGGTGAGGGTCGTGGTCCGGGCGACGGAGGTACTGGGGACGGTCTTGAACACGTCGTGGGCCTGGTTCGCCGCGAAGTTCGCCACCACGTTCAGGGTGATCGAGAAGTCCGCGAGGAGGAGCAGCCGCTCGATCGCGGACTTGTCGATGCCCGTGATGTCCTGGACGGCGCGCGGGGTTGCGAACTGGAGGTTGGTGACGTCGTTGATGATGGCGCGGACGGTGCCGGCCGAATCATCCACGGAGCACACCGACCACCCGAGACCCGATGTCTTGGCCATGGCTGGTTATCCCTTCTGTTGCAGGTCGACGATGCGGCCCTGGTTTTCGGTCATGTCCTCAACCCAGTCCGCAGGCCGCGTGTGTTGCCGCCGCCGACCGGTCGGGTTCCCGCGGTGATCCCCGTCGCGGACGAGATAGATCTCCGGGCGGGTGCGGTGCTCTTCGAAACAGCGCTGGTGGGCCTCGAAGCGGAACACCGTCAGCCCCGCGTCCGTCTTCATCTCCCGGAACGCGCGCCGGGACTGGCCCCGGATGTACGCGGCCTGCTGCTGGCCGAGTTCGGTCCGCTCGTCGATGACGGAGTCCCAGCCGTTCGCCCACGCCGCGCACCCGACCTGCTCGCACGCGGCCACGATCGTGGTGTCCTGAGGCGCGGTGATGCTGTACGTCTGGTACTGGCTGACAGGCAGGTTCGGGTCGATCCGGTTGACCATCTGCATCACAGGCCCCTTAGAAGACAGTCGAGACGTCGTTGCGGACGGCGGCCACCGCGAAGGTCAGCGAGGTGAACCCGCCAGTCGTCGTCGTCACGGCACGGAGGTAGCGGCGCACCGTCGCCCCCGAAGCAGTAGCGATCCGCTGCGTCCCGGGCCCCGTGGTCACCGCGGTGAACGTCATGCCAGCAACGTCGGCGAACGTGGCGTTGTCCGCGGAGTCCTGCACCTTCACGGTTACGTCGGTGCCCGTGAACGCGAACACCTGCAAGTACGCCTGCGCCCCGAACAGGCCCTGCCCGTTGAACAGCGGCGGGCTGCCGAGACCGAAGTCCACACCAGTGCCGTTCGTCGCGGCGACGTCAACCCGCTTGCCCGCAGTGAGGAGATAGCCCCACTCCACGCCGAACCCGTTGGCCTGCAAGGACGTAGCGAACGTGAACGATCCGTCCTGGCCGCGCTGCCCGTCGTAGTTGACCTGCTTGCCGACGATGTTCGCCGCCGGGCTCCCCAGCGTCGTGCCGCGGCAGTACATCGCGGTCACGTCCGCCGTCGGCAACGCGGACAGCACCGGGTGGGACAGCGTCGGGTTGAACCACGACGAGGCCTCCAGCCGGCCGTCACGCGCGCCGCCGATCCGCTCCATCGCGCTCTTGTCGATGCCCGTGGTCGTGAGAGGTGATGGGCCGCCGCCGATGTTGCCGATCGCGGTGAAGTCGCCGGATAGGTCGTTGCCTCCCAGGTAGAGCGCATCACCCAGGCCGCTGCTCTTGGCCACTACGGGGCCTCCGTCCACGCGTCGTTGATGATCAGGGGCACGGTGAGCGTGGCCACCCGGTACGTAGTGCTGTCGAAGCGGGTGAACCCGAACCGCGCCCGCAGCCCGGCGCCGTGCATGCCGAGCAGGTCGACGTTCGCGACGGTCCCGCCGAGCTCGAAGTCCCCGGAGTAGGCGCCCATCAGCCCGTCGACCGCGCCCGTGACCGCGATGTCGACGTCGTCCTGCGGCTCGCTGTCCGCAGGCATGAACACCCGGCCGGTCAGTTCCAGCCGCACCGACACGGAGTCCAGGCCGGAGCGGTCCGGGATTGGTGCGACGTCCGTGACCCACAGCGCGTAGATCAGACCCGAGCCGGGCGCGGACACCGGCTCGTGGCCGAGGACCTGCGTGAACAGGCCGAGGGCCTGAGCGTGGGACATGGCCGCGCTGCGGTAGGCGGTGAGGTCGAGGGCCACGGCGATCACATCCTGCCTGTATACCGGCGCAGGAGCCGCTCACCGATGCCCTGCTTGCGGGCGTTCAACTTGTCCCGGGTGACAAGCCAGTGGTCATAGCCCTTGAACTTGGTCACGGGGAAGTTCCGGGAGCCGATGCCGGCGAGCCACGGCCCGTACACCACACGGGAGTCGGAGATCTTGTGGCCTTCGATGACCTTGCAGCGGGACTCGTAGTAGCCGGTCGGGTTGCGGAACACCCTGTGCATCTCGCCGCGCAGGATCGACAGGCCCTCTTCGGCGAGGTCACGTTCCAACCGGTTCACGTAGGCGTTCGCGGCGGCGCGGGCCCGCCCGTCGAAGAGGGGGCCGCGGCTGCTGCTGGAGACGTCAAGGAGCATGACTAGACCGCCCCCTCAAGCAAGGTGCTGTGCCACTGGCCTCGACTGGCAGTCCTGACGCGGTGGCAGTTCGAGCACACCACTTCGCATTTGGCGATCTCGTCGAGGATGTTGTCCCAGGAGTAGGACATGCGGATCATCTGCGAGATAGATGCGACCTTGTCGCCGCGCACATGGTCAAAGTCCATGCAGACACGCGGGAACCGGCCGCCGCAATCGGCGCAAGGCACACTCTTGAGTGCCTCAAGCTCTTCGTAGCGCGCAGCAATCAGGGCCTTGCGCCGTGCGAGTTGCTTCGCCCGGCCACCGTTCTCGCGGTAGCGCCTCGTCATTTCACTGGTCGCGCACCGCTTACAGTTGGCGCGCCTTCCGCTCGTGACCGCTCGGTCCTTCGGGAACTCGTCGAAGGGCTTTTCTTGGCAGCACTTCGTGCAGTGCTTCACGCCCGCGTCCTCTCCGTAGGGGAAGATCGGGTGCTCGTGCACTGAGCGGTTCCGCTCCGCGAGGTCTGGCCGCTTGGTCATATGGCTCTCGTCCTCGCTTTGCGGCCGTGGCTGGTGTACACGCGGTCGCGGAGATCCTTCAGGCCCCGGCCGGACGCCTCGCGCTCGTTGTCCCCGGACCCGGCCGTCCGCGCGTACCCGGAGCGGCCCTGAAGGAGATCCGTGAGGGCTTCCGCGACGCACATCTGCCGGACGCTTCCGGGGGCGTCCCACCGGTAGACGCTCGCCGCGTTGCTGTGGGTGGCGGCCGTGGTGCCGAGGGCGCCACGAACCACGGTGAGGACGCGGGGTGCGTAGATAGCTGAGTCGGTGTGTGCGGCGAGGACGGTGCCGTCCCAGGCGCGGGTGACCGTGAGGAGGTTGCCTGCGATGTCGACGATGAGCATGCGCTCGGAGTCGCGGAGGATGACCTCGCCGACCGCGTACACGCTGCCGTTTGCTGCGCCGATCGACACGTCGTTGTTGGCTGCGGTCATCGAGTCGCCGAAGCCCTGCCCGGTGTCGAGCTGCGCGCGGCCAGTGACGATCATCCGCTCGTTGTCGATACGCAGCAGCGAGCCGATACCGAGCGCAGCTGACGCGGGACCGTCGACAGTGATCGTGGTCGCGCTCGGGGAGGCGACCTGCGCGGCGAGGGTGCCGGCCGGGGTCTCGTCGTTGCGGTAGCCGTACAGCCCGGTGAGGGTGATGTCCTGCTGGTAGGTGCGGCCCCCGCTGAACGATGCGTTGGAGCCAAGGTTGACTTCGATGCGCGTATACGGGGGCTCGGCCTTGTCGTCGGCCCGGCGTAGGAGGTAGTCCCCGGGGGCGATGGTGACGCTTCCGGAGGTGAGGGAGGTGACGGAGATCAGCTCGTTTGCGTCGAGGCGCAGGATCCACGGGGTGGCCCCGGCACGGGGCGGCCAGTCGAACTTGCGGGTGTCCTGCACCGGATAGAACACGCGGTGCGTCAGGCCCTCGACGGCCTCGGTCGCATCGGCCAGCGCGCGGTCGATCCGGGCGTTGGAGCGTGCGGTTTCCTTCACGTCCAGCTCGGCCTTGATCTCCTCGCGGGTCGCATAGAACGGCGTGATCATCTCTCGTCACCTCCTCTCGGTGCTGTAGCGGTGGATGGGGTCAGGACTCGTCAGCTGCCGACGTACCGTCCGCCTGGCCGCCACCCGTCGGAGGGGCAGTAGAGCCCTTGTCCGTCGCCGCCTTCTTTGAGCGGCTCCCCGTCGTTCGGGCACGCGACGGGCTCGCGCTGCCGCTCGTCTCGGGCGAGCTGCTGTCCTTCTCGGACGATGTCGAGGAGCTGTTCCCAGCTGATACGTCCTCACCGCCCTCCTGCTCGTCAGCGGCCGCATTGCTGGCGCCGCCGTGAACGGTCACCTTCGCCATCTCCGACTCCTCATCGGGCTGGGTGTTCTCGTTGACCCGCACCACCGACTCGCACTGGGGGCACTTCGGCAGGCCGACCGCGTACTTGGTCGTGCACTCCGCGCACTGCCACAGCGCCACGTCACGCCCCCGTGGCGGGCAGGTTCGCCGGGGCACGCTGCGCCAGCAGGTCGCGGGTGAGCGCGTTCACCGTGCCCGCGCCCGTGCTGGTGAGCTTCACGTACTTGTAGGTGTCGGACAGCGACGTTCCCTCGACCTCGATCACGGCCGCGTTCTGCGTGGCCGCGGCCGCCGTGGTCACCGTCGCACCGGCCGCCTGCGTCCGCCGGGTCCACGCGTCCGACCCGTTACCGGTGCAGGTGTGGTACTCGGTGATGATCGCGAGGTTCTGCGCGCCGGTACCGCCGGAGTCCTTCGCCTCCTGGAGCGTGTAGACGTCGCCGACCGCGCCACCGAGGTAGCAGCTGAAAGTCACGCCGGCCGCGGCGCCCTTCAGGGCGATCCACACGCCATCCGCGGCGGGGGTCGAGTTGATGAGCCTGCCGAGTGCCTTCTGAGACATGGGGGTTGTTCCTTCCGTCTGGGGGCCGCGCCGGGGCGACACTGCCGGGTCGGGTGATAGCCGCCGCCGGGGTGTGAATGCCGACGGCGGCCGAGGGGTGTTAGAGGAGCTCGACGAACGGGGAGAGCGTGGAGGTGCTGCCGTTGGCGGGGGTGATCGCGGACTGGATCCACGGGCGGCCGTCGACGCGCTGGATGATCCTGAAAGTCGTCTTGTCGGTGCCGAAGTTGTAGTCCGTGCTGGAGTCGGCGGTCATGATCTGGCGGTCGCCCACCAGGTAGTACGACAAGTCGACGAAGGCGAGGTCGCCGCGGGAGCCGAGGATGCCGCCCTTTTCGGTGATGATCAGCGGGCGGCCGAAGATGCTCATCGGCATCCCGGCTGCGGCGTTGACGACGAACACCGAGTTACCGCCGGTGCCGACGGTGAGGGACAGCTGGAGCAGCTGCGGCAGTGCGTCCGGGGAGCACATCCACACGGCGTTGCCGAGCGACGAGGGCAGCATTCGGGCGTACATGGCGATGACGTCCAGGTACTGGATCTTGCTGGCGGTGGTGCGGGTCACCGTGACCGCGGCCGAGTTGCCCGCGCCGCGGAAGCCGAGGGGCTCGCCGGTGCCGCTGCCCGTCTGGAACTTGTTGTCCTCCTCGAACGCCAGCGCCTTCGGCCACAGCGTCTCGATGAGCGCGGAGAACGAGGTGATGGAGTCCTGGAGCAGCTCGTTCGGGACGGCTGACAGACCAGTCAGTTTCTTCGCGTCGAGTTCGACGCGGCCGAACTTCGGGTTGGAGTCCTGGAACGCGGCGCCTTCCTCACCCCAGTACGCGACCATCCCGCCGAACACGCTGCCCGCGTTCGTGGTGGTGTCGATCATCGGGAACGGGACCCGGGCCGACTCCATCGGGACCACGGTGGCGAGCGGCCGGACGACGGCCTGCTCCAGCGCGAGCTGAAGCAGCTGCGAGCGGAGCGTCTCCGGGACGAGGAAACCGCCGTCCGCCGGCGACACCGAGGAGGCCGCGTTGCGGAGGGCACCGAGCTTGTCCCCATCGGGGGACGGGTTCTTGTGCCAGATGTTGCGGACGTAGTCGATCGAGTTCTCGAAGTGCTTGTCGACCTGCGCGCCGGGGGCGGTCGGGTTGTGGGCGGTGCCCTGCCGGTGGGAGGTGAGCATCCCGCCCTTGCGCTTGGCCTGCGGGTCCAGGTCGAGGCGCTTGATGCCGTCCTTCGCGTCGGACATGCCGTTCTCGCGCATCATCTGCGCGAACACCCGCTGCGTCTCCTCGGCCACCAGCCGGTTGAGGTCGGTGCCCTCGCCCTGGAGGGCGGTGCCGTAGGCGGTGATGAACTCGGTCAGGGACTCTCGCGAGGCCATGACCTCGCGGAGCTTCGCGCCGTCCGCGAGCATCTCCGCCAGTTCGTCGGCGTTGCGCGGGATGGTCATCGTGGGTGCCACAGTTGCCTCCTTCAGGCCGTCGCCGCGCTGGACGACGTGTCGGGCTCGATCAGGTTGGAGACGAGCGCCGACCAGCCGTCGGTGTCGTCGGGGATGAGGCTGGCGACCATGGCCGTCCAGTCGTCTTCAGCGGGCTCCGGGTGGGGCTCCGCGGCTTCGGCAGGTTCGATGGGCTCAGCAGCAGCGGGCTCGGGCTCGGCCGGGACGTCCGGTTCCGCCACAGGCTCGGGCTCGACAACGGGCTCGGCAGCCGGGGGCTGAACCGCGGCCCGCAGCCGCGCCATGGTGTCCTCGTCGAGGGCGTCCGCGATGCTGATGACCAGCGTCGGCGTCGGCTCCGGCGCCTTCGGCTGCGAGGGGCCCTGGTAGCCGTAGGCGGTGAGGTCGTACTCCTGCCGCATCTCCGGGTCAGGCTCGGCGTCCGGCTCGGCCGCGGCGCCACGCTGCGCGCCCACCTCATCGGCGAGCCCGGATTCCACCGCCCCGTCGGCGCTGTACCAGGTTTCGGCCTGCATAAGTGCTCGCCAGTCGGCCGCCGTGCCCCCGGCCTTCGCCGCATACGCGGAGGCGATGTTGTCCGAGATCGCGTCGAGGAGTCCCGCCATCTGCTGCATGTCCGCGGCGTCGCCCATGCACAGCCCGGACGCGTCGTGAATCATCAGCATGCTGTTCGGCTGCATCACCAGCCGGTCGCCCGCAAGGGCAATCACGGAGGCGATCGACGCAGCAAGGCCGTCGACCTGCACCGTGACGTCCGCCGGGTGGGAACGCAGCGCGTTGGCAATGGCGATGCCCTCGAACACCGACCCGCCAGGCGAGTTGACCCGCACCTTCAGGCGGGGCGCGGTGATCTGCGCGAGTTCGTCGATGAACTCGTCGGCATACGCGCCGAACCAGCCACCCACCTCGTCGTACAGCATCACCTCCGCCTCGTCCGATGCAGCAGCGTTGGTGATGCGGTACCAGCGCGGCGGTTCGACCCCGTACTGCGCGCGCAGCTTGTCCGCCTGCTCGCGATGCCGCGCAGCAACCTGGGTGAGGTTGGCGGGCAGCATGAGGCCCGACATCCGGCTCATTCGTTATCTCCCGTCGTGTCCCACGTCGCCACGACAGTCCCGCGGCAGCGAATCCCGCCCTGGCACAGCCGATACGGTCCGGCGCCGTACGCGGCACGCACCGCGTCCAAGTCGGCGAACTGGGTCCCGTCAATCTCCGAGCAGGGCGTGCACCGGTTCGCGTCGTTGACTTCGCTGGCCGTGTACGTGGCAACCGGAGCGGCCTCCAGCGTCGCCACCCGGCCGAGGTTCGTGGCCCGGTGCAGCGCCCCACCGAGCTGGTCCAACTTGAGGCGGTTCGACAGGCCCCGCAGGAAGCCCTTGACCTGCCGGGCCACGCCCGCGCCGTCCGCGCCAGGAGTGAGCAGCCGAAGCGCCTCACGGCCCGCAGCCGACGCCAGCCCGGAGCCGAGGAGCCCAGCCGTCGCCGCAGCAACCCCGACCAGCTCAGACCCGAACACAGCCCGCAGCGACCCGAGCTGAGCCCGGTTCGTCACCGCCTCGTCCAACTCCGGTGCGTCCACCGTGACGCCCTGCGCCGCCGCCTCATCAACCATCCGGCCGGCCGCACGCTGCGCCATCCCGCCGAGAGCCTCCCGCAGGACATCGGCCGCGTGGTCGCTGTCGACAGTGAGGGAGGCGAGGGCCGCGGTGTCGTCATCGTCGACGGCGGTACGGATCTGGTCGCCGAGGGCGCTGATCCACCGGTCCTCGATGGGGATCCACCGGTCGAGGAGCTGCGAGAGTGCGTCGTCGTGGTCGGCGCGGACCTGCTCCAGCGTGGTTTCGCCCTGCGCGTTGGTGAGCCGGGCGGTCAGCATGTCCCACTCGGTCCGGGCCGCGGGGAGCGCCGCCACAGGATGGTGGAGCAGCGCGGCCGGCGCCGCAGGCACGGCCGGGACCGGAGCGGCAGGCGGGCCCGCGTACGGGATCTCGGGGAGGCCGACCGCGGACAGGGTGCCCGCGGGGTCGAAACCGGCCTGCACCAGCGCCGCGGCAGCGTTCGAGCGAGAGGTCAGCTGCGTCGCTTCCTGATCGACGTCCTCCGGGACCGGGTTGGCGTAGTCGAACTCCAGCCCGGTGCCGGTCGGCCCGTACAGGGGGAGCAGCTTGTGGTTCAGTGCGTCCTTCACCGCTTCCAGGTCCGGTACGACCAGCCAGCGGGCGAACATGCGCTCCCCGGCATCCCCGTTGGCCCGGTTGACGTTCTCAACGGCGCCAGTCATGGGGCGGGGGAAGCCGAATGCCTCGTGGATGATTTCCCTTGAGACGTTGCGGAGTTCGACGAACTGCATGTCCGTCTGCGTGAACTTGCGGTCTTTCCAGACGCCGTGTTCGAGGATCGCGACGCGGTGGGCGTTGGCAACGCCCTTGTGCTGCTCGTTCCACCGGTCGCGGAGCTCGTTGAACTCGCCGTCGGACAGGCCGTTGGGGACCTCGATGATCCCGCCCGGCTCGGCGCTGTTGAGGAAAAAGTTCCGGTTCCACTCGGCCGAGTAGCGCACCGCGTCGAGGTCGGTGAGGAGTGCCTGCACGGGGCCGATACCCCGGTACGGGTCCGTCGGATGCGGGGTGCGGATCAGGATGACGTCGTCGATGCCGAGCGCCACCTCCTGCCCGTCCGGACCCGTGTACATGTAGCCCAGCAGGAACTTCTCCGGGTCCGGCACCGGCCGCATACGGTCCGGGCGCACCGGCCACAGCTCCAGCGGCAGGCTCACGTTCTCGTTGTGGGCGATGACCCACCACGTTTCGCCTGTCAGCTGCTTGTGCTGCGCTCCGGCCTCAACGAACTCCGACTGCGTGTAGAACGCATTCGGCTTGTTCCACAGGTCGAGCGCCGCGTGCGAGGTGACCTCGACGCGGTCTTCTTTCTTCCCCGACTTGGCGTTGCGGTAGAGCTTCCACTCGACGCCGGCCTCGGCCTTCGCAGTCCTGTTGACGATGGCGAAGAGGGTGGAGACGGAGCCCATGCTGTTGAGCTCGGCGGTGGTTCCGCGGTTGGAGCCGAAGAGGCCGTGTCCGTAGGACTGGTGGCGGGAGGCGAAGGGGACGGGGGTGTTGGTGGGGCGGGCGCGCAAAGCGTTGGCGA